GCCGGCTTACCTGCGGCCTGCACTGCTCGAACAACATCTGCTGGTTTGCGCACAGTTTTCTGCATGGTCTCAATGGTGCTGAAACCAATGATGCTGTTGCTTTTCACCGTGAATGCCTGTGTGTGGCTGTCAGCCACAAGGTGGATCAATTTGCGCTTTTTGGTGTCGTACAACCAGGCTTCGGCCTTGTCCACAAGACTTGCGGCTGGCAAGCCTTTGAGTTTGAGTTCAACAAAGTCCATGAGCACTTTGAATTTTGCGGCACGTTTCTCAGGTGGCACTGACTTGACCTTGCGTGGCTTGCGTTCAACTTTCTTGATCTGCACATACGCACCGCAGTCATTTATCACTGCTTCGCAGAACTTCACAAGATTGCGCATTTGAATTTTGCTGAAGTTGCCGTAGCCCTCAACCAACTGTGCATCCCGGCCTTCGATCACTGTTTCAAACTCTGACAATTTGGCTTTCCAAATATTTGCAATGTCCGAAATCATTTGAGGTGCTACATTTAGCCCACGGATCACCATGATAGGCTTGTAGTCTGCTGACATTTTGGCACCTGCAACAACAAACTCATCAAACATGCCATCCAGTTCTCCGGCACATTCGCTAACTTTTTCACGCAGGCGGTCCTGAATATTGGGCTTGGCCGCAACAGGCACGGCTTCTACAACCGCCACTTCGGGCTCACGTGCAGTTAATATTTCTTGGATATAGCCTTCCAGTCGCACTGTCTCTGTGTCTGTCAGTTCCAATCCCACCATGCTCATACGGCACAGCCATGCTGTGGTTAATCGAACTGCTGAATCTGGCACACCTTTCAATGCACGAACGTCTGCTTTGCGTCCATGATGTTCTAAATAAGCCACCAGCATTTCACGAGCGTCTTTTTTGCCGTAGAAGTAATTGTACCAAGAAAAGGCAGCACTGAGTTGGCTGGTGCGATCGTCTGTGGGTTGCACACGCCATGCAGGTTCCGGCCCTGTGTATTTGGTATCAGGACTACGTGGGTTCAACGTTTTTATAACGACTCGTGTTGCGTTCATGTGGGCTCCTTAAATTATATGTAATTATAACACAAATGGGATTTTTGGTCAACCCCAAAAGCCCTTTCGGGCTCAGGGTTAAAACACATGTCCTTTAAATTGCTCGTAATCATAAAATGCAACCAAAGTACTACCACGGAAAAATACTGTGATGCCACCCAAGTCCTCGCGCACATCTGCCCCAGTTGTCTCTGCAATAAAGTCCGTAGCACGAGTCTCAAGCATCTCCATCAAGTCATCGCCCGTTGCATTAAAACTAGCAAGCGCCTCTGCTCCATAGTCAATACTATAGTTTGGTGCTACGCTGTTGATCATCTCACTGTGCAAATCAGTAACTAAATCACTCATTGTTGGCTCCTTTGTTGTTAAGTCCGTATTATAGCATTTTGGCAATTATCGGTCAACCCGTACAATGGTAAACCCAAAGTACTATAAATATAACATGCCCCGCCTAAGTTTATTCCGCCCCAATCGCACCAGAGATTATCAATTCCTGGACCGCACCATACGTGAAATGTACACTGTTGGTGGCCTTGACATTTACATCCATCGTTACATGGGACCACAATCTGGTGGCAATGATTCAGCATTGAGTGGCAACTTTGATGCCACACAACCCACCTACGCAGATGTGGATGTGCTGAACATTCAAGACTTGCTGTTGCTGGAAAACCGTGATAGGATCTATGATCCTGACGTGTACGTCATGCGCGGTGTGTACAACACACAGGATGTGGACTTTGACCTAACACAATTTGGTTTGTTCCTGAACAATGACACCATATTCATGACGTTTCATTACAACACCATGATTGACACATTTGGACGCAAGCTCATGAACGGTGATGTGATAGAGATTCCCAACCTTACAGATTACCATCCTCTCAACAATGAAATTTCGCGAGCACTGCCTAGATATTATGTGATTCAGGATGCTGACTTTGCGAGTGAAGGCTTCAGTCAAACTTGGTTGCCACACTTGTGGCGTGTGAAATGCACACCAATGAAGGATCAGCAGGAGTTTAATACTATTACCAACAAACCGTTTGTGGCAGAAAACATCTGGGATCCGGGCAACTTCTATCCCACAGGTAGCATTGTGAACTACGGTGATACCTATTACCAAGCACAAAGCAATGTGCCCGCTGACACTGATATCACCAATGTCACGTTCTGGCAAGAGTACACACCAAGCACCATCAGTGATGTGCAAGGCACACGGCAAAAAGATTACGACATCAATGACGCTATCTTGACACAAGCAGACGCAGAAGTGCCGCTGTCGGGCTACGACAACACCACGTTCTATATTGAACCCACCACAACCACAGGTGAACCTGCTAATCCTACCAGTTTGACTGCTGACGAAAGTCTCACTGTAGATGGCACACAAGGCGGCATGAGCGTGACACCATCAGGCGAAGGTTATGTGTCGGGATACCTTACTGGTGGTGGCGCAGCACCCAATGGATTGCCGGTTACTCCTGCTGTGAACTTCCCACTAAATCCTGTGGCAGGTGCTTATGTGTTACGCTTGGACTACAAACCCAATCGCTTGTTCCGTTATGATGGCGCACGATGGGTCAAGGTTGATGACCGGGTCCGAACCAATCTCAACAACGGGCCAACAAATAACACACTGCGCAGCGGCTTCGTAAATAACACTGCTACTGTCAGCACCAAAGACTTGGGCAACATTCCAAGTCGTCAGAGTTTAAGCGAAATTCTTCGCCCCCGAGCAGACAATGGTGATCAAGGTGGCTTCTTACCGCCAGGCACATAACTGGGAGAACCCAAATTCAAAATTTTTTCTATGACGAACAAATACGCAGATTCTTGTTGCAGTTCACAAGAATCTTTTCAGGTTTTCAAGTGGAGTATGCCAACGAAAATGACGGAGTAAATGCTGCCGCCTTGATACGTGTGCCTGTGCGCTATGGTGATGCCACTCGTAATGCACAAACTATCTTGCAGGAAAACAGCCGCAACAGTTTGCCTTCTACTCCGCTGATGACATTTTACATCACTGGACTAGACTATGAACAAAGTCGCATGCAGGATCCGTACTTTGTGAGCAGAATCAATGTGCGTCAACAGGCCTATGACCCTGCCACAGAGACCTACGAAACCACACAGGGCAATGCATTCACCATTGAGCGATTGATGCCTGTGCCATTCAAGCTCACCATCAACTTGGACATCTGGACAAGCAATACCAATCAAAAGTTGCAGTTGTTGGAACAGGTTCTCACACTGTTCAATCCCAGTTTGGAAATTCAAAGCACAGACAACTACATTGACTGGACCAGTTTGAGTGTGATGTATTTGGATCGTACCACCTGGTCAAGCCGCACAGTGCCTATCAGCACAGAAAATCCCATTGACATTGCCACACTGCAATTCAGCATGCCTATCTGGATATCTCCGCCTGCCAAAGTGTTGAAACTGGGCGTGATCGAACGGGTGATTGCTTCAATGTACGATGCACAAGGTGATTTGAACAATGCCATTGACAATGAAGACCTGTTGATGGGCACCAGACAAGTTATCACACCGTTCAACTGGGCTGTTGTGCTGATTGGCAACAAACTACAGTGTTTGCAACAACAATATCTCACCCAAGAACCCAGCAATGATGAACTTACTCCTACTGAAATTGTGCCCGATTCTAACCTGTTGTGGCCAGCAGTGATTGACTTGTACGGATCACTGCGTCCTGGCATTAGCCAAATACGCTTGATACAACCCGACGAAACTGAAATTGTGGGTACTGTTGCATTGGACCCCAACGATGACAGATTTTTGTTGTTTGATGTGGACATCGATACCACCCCACAAAACACCCTGGATCCCATTGACGCAGTGATCAATCCGCTAACTGCTGGTCCAGGTGATGGATTGGATTCTGCCTTGGACGGTCAACGTTATTTGTTAACTGAGGACACCGGATCCCTGGACAACGCCAATCCTGCCACGGCCTGGGTTGGTGCTAATGGTCGAGGACTTGTGGCACAAGCCAACGATATTATTCAATACTCAAACAACTACTGGCGTGTGGTATTTCGTGCTGCCACAGAACCCAACAACACACAGTATGTCACAAACATAACCACTGACATACAATATCGCTGGACCGGTGACTCATGGGTCAAGAGTTATCAAGGTGCATATCCAGGAGGTACCTGGAGGATTGTGCTGTGAAAGCCGTGGGAGTTTGGTTTCGTAGCAGTGCCACA